AAAAACTCCGGATCCATGATATACACACCTCAAAAAATTTAAAATAAAAAGGAAGAGCGGTAAAAAATACCGCCCATTCCGTTATTGTGCTGCAGGTGCAGCAACTGCTGATTCTAATCCACGAATTGTTGAAGTAATACCTTGAACAAATTTACCAAGTGTTACTCCGTCATCATCAAAGAAACTTTCTGTAAGAGCTTCATAAGCCAATGATGTGCGGAATTCTTCCTTGATTTCTTCACTCTTAAGGAATCGTTTACCGTCTTCAGATTTCTTACCGTATGCTGTTAAGATAACATCGTTAAGCAAATCATGAATCTTACCGAAGTCTTCTTCTTTTGTGATTCGTTCGATGTACTTAGCCATGTCTTCTTTACCATAGCGAGCTTGCATGGCAATCAATTCCATACGGTTGATGTTGAAGTACAAAGTTTCAGTTTGTTCAACACCGTCGAAGTCCAAATATTTAACTGTTTCTTTTAACATATGAGTAAATACCTCCTTTATTTATTCCTATTAGCTAAGTAATTCGATTACTTTTTCTGGTGATGGAAGATATGCTTCCGCATCATCAGTACCATAAACAGCGTCCAATACTTTTTGGAGTTTAGTTGGATCTGCTTTAGTAGAATCGATTGTGATTACTGAGGTTGGTTTGTGGCCAGGTACAACTACTGGAGTTGAAGAAATTGACCATGATGGGTTTTGTGGTTCTGGGCTATCATTAACAGTAGCGTGTGAACGTTCTGATGGAGCTGCTTTACAACCATACCACAAGTGAAGTTTGTATCCGTATTCATTACCTTTGGTATCGTTACCAAGGATTGATTTGAATGCAAATCCAAATGGACGACGGTTTTGTTGGTGAGCAACAGCACCTTTAGCGATTGTTTTCATACCATCACATTCATCAAACTCTTCTGGAGAGCTAAATGCTTCGATAGTACCTTCAAAGTTTTCAGCACCAGTAAGAGACAAATACTTGATGTTGTCTGCGTATTGGTCATTTGCTTCAGCTCCTGAAGGAGATTCGTTAGCAGCAGTGATACCGTTCCAAGCGATACCTTTAGGATATGTACCAGATGGGTCTTGTGGGAACAATACCGCTTCGGACACACCGGTTTCATAAAAACGTTTTCCAAGTTCGTCAAACTTAAGTTTAGCCATTAGCTAATCCTCCTGTGTTAATCTTTAAAATTGTATGATGCATGTTGTCTACTATAAACTCATTCTCGTAAACGCAATATTGTTCCTCAAGAAGTACGTCTATAACAGGCGATTCGACACGCTTGTCAATAACCGTAATCTGATAACTCTCATGAGTATGATATCGAATATTGTCGGCATGTCTTTGTCTCACAGCAGATCTTTTGTATAAGATACAAGGGTATGTGAGATTTGTGTTACTTACTGGATTATAAAAGAGTTTATAATCCTCATTAGACTTCCGAATTGTTTTCATCAGAACGTCCCGGATAAGCATTCTCTTGCTCATTATAAACTCCTCCTAAATCCACAATAACTCTAGGGGCTCTACTTACATCGAAACTTTCGACTTTCCATTTCACCCCTTGATACTCCATGTAAAGCAAATTCGAAATATGCTTCATGAAGAACTGATCGGCAACTAATGAAATTTGGTTGGTAATGCGGATGTTATCAATAGTAGATTTGTCGCCATTTTGATCGCGTCGGTATCTAGAACTGATCACATCTCCGCGCACTCGTTTAACAACCAATTTTGGTTCATAAACATCTGGTTCGACTTCAACATCTTTCAATCGAAAACCAGCATTACCAGAGTATTTCATTATCCACCTACTCGAGGTGATTCTGTTCCAGATGTAGCAGTTTCTGCTGGACGACCACCTTTAGCAGCAGGTTTGAAGTAAACCGCAGCTTTAGCACGAACAAGAGCACCTGAGAGACGAGTTTCAATCAAGTATTTCTGTTTGTTGTAGTCGATATCAAAGTGTTCGAATGTGTTAACTTCACCACCCTTGTTGGTACCGATTTGGTAGTCAGCAAGGTTAACCATGATCATTTCGTCAGGTTTCAAGAAGTTAGTTTCAACGATTTCAGCAACACCGAATAGTGAAGCAAGATATTCTTTAGTAGCAGGTTGTTGACCGCCGAATACCCATTGCTCGTTCTTGTTGCGTAGGAAACGAAGTTTAGTCAAGAACAATGGATTCACGTAAAGTGATGGAGTTCCTGAACCAAGCATCTTAGTTTTCTCAGTAGCAACGGTTTCGAACAAGTCAAGAAGCATTTCTGGGTTGTAAGATGCTTTGATTGTGTAGAAGTCTTCGTCTTTAGTGATTGGACGAATCTTGTCTTCTTTGATCTTAGCAGCATCACCAGTAGCACGTCCGTCAGATACGAGGATTGCTTGTGCAATTTCATCATTCAACTTGATGCGCATTTCTTGGTTGAAGAATGCAGCAACGTTCAATTGTTGGCCGATATCGATAGCATCATCACGGTCGATTGATTGTTTTTTATAGATTGTTTGTGGGTCTGTTTTACGAGAAAGGAATGAAATGATTTGTTCTTTCTTTTCAGTACCTTTGATGTAACCTTTCGCACGAAGTTGTTCGTCAGTAAGGTCAGACAAGTCAGTCATGATAGACTTAACAAACGCTGTAGGTACTTTTGTTACACGAGACAAGATGTGCTCTGTAGCAGTGTTTGGCGAGTAGATTACTTGTACTCCACCTTGAAGTTGGTGATCAGGGAACAACTTATCGATGTTGTTCATAGAGTGTTTAAGAACATCTCCACCTTCAACTTCAGCAAGAATGTTACTTAGTTTGAGACCACGGTTTTGGGCAGTTTGCATTGCTTCAGTCAACGAGTGACGGATCTCTTCGCTATTGTTTGTGTTTTGTTCAAATGCGTTGTAGTGCATCAAAGTTCCTCCATTGTCAGATTGTTCGATTTCATCATCTGAATCTTCATCTTCATCGTCAGCTTCTTCAGCCAACTCGTCAAGAATTTCGTTTACACGAGAATCTACGGCCGCATCAAAGTCTTTGGCAACAGACGCTTCGTGTGCTTCAAGGGCAGCATTGGCTGCAGCTTCAGTCAAGATAGCAACTGCTTCTTGTTGATCTTCGTTCAAAGTTCCTAAAACTTCATCAAGAACTTCGCTCTCAGTGCCTTCGTCAGCGTGCTGGATACGATCGAATAGACTTACACGATCATTACCAACCAAGACGTCGCTTGCTGAGTGAATAAGTTCGTTACTTTCCATTAAAATAACTTCTCCTTCTTCTGGATTATCCGAGTGTTGTAACACTTCAGTAATAACCGCTCCGGGATTTGCTCCCGCAAGCACTAGCGATACTTCATAGATGTTACCATGAATTACGTCATTTGCTGGAGTCCGCTTAATACGGTTAGCCCCAATAGACATATGCATGATATCACCATGTTGTACAAGTTCTTTGGCGTTCTTGGCATTTTGGGTATTATTAAAGTACCCGCGTCCATAAACACCTTCATCCGCATGTTGTAGCTCTACATGCCCAATGACGTTTTCGGGAGTGCTCGGGTCGTGTGACCAAACCAGAGGCACTCGCTTTCCATCATTTTCTTTGAAGGCTCCATGACGGATGGTGACACCGTCTGTACAACGCATGTCATTTCGGGTTACGTAACCCGCGAAATCATACTTAGGATGTTTTCCCATTATACGATTAACCTCCATCAATTATTTGCCGCCATTTTGAATGTAATCAAGGTATTGTTGATAGCCGTCAGGATCCAGTTGCGAAGGATCCATACCTTGACCGTCTTCAGGGGACGCGACCGACCCAGGAACAGAAACGTCTTGATTAGTATCAGCAATGTTCGGATTATACAATTGATCTGCCATAGGATCTTCGATCGGGCCATATCCAATAACCGCACGGAACTCATTTGATGTGAGGATACGGTTACGAAGAAGTGAATCACCAATCGTCGCAAGCTGGCTCGTAGGAACAAGCTTAAATGGATCGTTATAAGTCACAATACGATGCCCTTGTGTATAACCTGTTTTTGTGATAAATTTTCGTTGGAATTCTTCTTGAATACGAGTGACAATCGGATCGATAGTACGCGTATAATAGTTTTGCATTTGTTCTGCATTGGCAGTACCGTCGAATACAGCCTTAGTAAGACCAATCTGAGAAAGTAATTCTTCAGTTAAGTATTTGATCTCTTCCATCAAGTTGGTGTTGATCGGTCTATTTAACTGAGTAATCTTTTCATCGGCGGCAACATATGCAATACCAGTCGAAGATTTCGATAGCTGTTCTTCAATATCTTGAATACGAGCGTCGGCTTCTTTACGCTTGATGTCATTACGAACAGGAACCGGTAATTGTAGAATCATGTTCCACTTATTAGCGATAGCTTCTCTGTCATGAGCATCTAAAACAGCTAGTTTCTGAAGTAAACGAGCCATTGTTGGATTTTCAGATCCGACAATGTTAGCTAGAGGGTTCTCGATTATAGCACACATTTTCTTAGGTACAATAATCTCTGAGAAATTCCCTTTTTCCTCGTTATAAATTTTAACACGTACCTTCGTTGGATACCATTCCAAAATCTTACCGACACGCATCGACTTAATATCGTACGAGTCAGATTTAGATGGGTCTACGGTTGCTTCCAATGGGACGGCCGCTACTACTCCATCGTCGAATAGTGAATACACTAAATCGTGGAAGAAGTCGGTTGATGATTGGTCAAGATTCATCTCTACATCAAACAGTCGTTGTAACGCAGAGTTCTTTTGAACTTCTTGGTTTTCACCATCTGGTGCTAACTTGACGTGTTGGAATTTAACCATTGCGGCATCCATAGCGATACGGTTAAAGATCATTGATGCGATCGACGAACGACTAAAAGAACGACCCGGAATAGAAGTGTTAGGACTCAATGCACGGGGTTCCAAAGACAATTGAAAAGGTTCGTCAGTCTCAACTAAATTTGAGGAGGATTGTGTTCGTGAAAACATAGCCCAAGCATGAGTCAATCCATCAGTAAAAATACTCATATTGGCCTCTCTAAGCCGCGTATAGATCCATGTTGCGTTTAAACGCTACCCATGCGTCGATCAGTGCGGCTACATTATCGATCTTTTCATCAGATCTTCGTTTAGATAACTTGTAGTTACCATTATTATCCTGAATAGCAACAGCATTACCCATTGCAAACTTCATAAGCTCTTCGTCGAATATTAATTGACGTTCCATAGCTAAGTTCTTCAACTCACCCATAGGTACAGATTCTGTACGAGCTCCTTGGATAATCTTTTCTACGCCATACTCACCATTATCTCTAGACCAACGCTCAACAAACTCTCGAGCATTATACGGGTCGAAACCAAATGAGTAAACGACGTAGTTGTGTTGATATATAAAGTTTGTTAGGTCGTCGTATACCTTATTCATATCTAATACAACGTCTGGCATAACGATAAGAGTACCTTCATCGATGAAAGTATCGTATTTGTTACGCATTGCAGATGTCAATTTCTTAAGCTTAGACTCACATACATATGATCTGGTCTTAACTCCAAATCTACCTCGACCCAATGGGAATAGGAATGTGAATGCACAGAAGTCGTCCCCTTGAGAAAGGTCTCCTCCCATTGCACATTCCAATCCATCGAAGTTCTGAGGTCTATGAGGAATAGTTTCTTCGTAAACAAAGAAGTAAGTGTATCCTTCAACCGGTATTCCAAAACGTTTAGCTAAGGTATCAGCACGAGTCGATGGTTGAGTCTCTGCTCGTTCCACTTCTCGTCGATACGTTTCGTAGCTAACAGTTGCCCCCAGGTTTGGATTGGCCTTAAGCCATGTTTCTGGGTGTGCCACCTCACGAACATCGTCTAATCGGTAATACCAAATAGACACATGAGGGTTGAAATACCGACCTTCTAGTATGTCGGTTAGCTCCATTTTGATTGTATCGCCGACACCGTCCCGGGCAGTACCCTCTGACGACGTGGCTATGATTAGGTAGTTGTCGTTCTTAGACGCACCCTGTTCGATCGCACCGATAACATTATCGCGAACTTCACCGGATAACCATTCATCCACCGCTGCATACTTACAACGCAATCCTTGAAGTTTAT